CGGGCTTTCAACTGTGTACTGAGATATGGTGCTGAAATAGAATAATGATCTGCTATCCCCGGCTAAAGAGAATAAAAGGTTTTCCTCTCTGTAGAATTCTTTGTCATCCGCACAAAGGCTATTACTTACCCCTGACGCAAACAAAATAGCCCCCTCACGGTCTTTTAGTAACTTAGCGAGTGACCCATGCCCTATAATCATGCGTGTCCTGTTAGCTTTTTGAACTCATTGTGATACTCGACAAACCAATCGAAATTTTCAGTTGGCCATACCTTCCGTAGCATTTCCATTGTCTGCTCAAACTTCCATTCCTTGCCCTTGTGGTAAATCTGGTGGTGCATGTGACAGTCGATGAATTCCCTGTGATCCAGTGTCCAGGATCCACGGTCTACCCTTCCGCGAGCGAATCCATTAGGATACTGGCCCCGGTTAATTATTGTAGGGTTGAATTTCTTCAGCCTGCGGGTGATATACTGCTGATCCACACCCCAATAGGTATAGAAATCATCACTTTTTGCATTATCAAGGCAATCCAAATCATCTGCAATTTGCTCTGTGATGTCCTCGTTCCTATTGATTCCCATTACCTGAAGCCACTGTGAATCATTCATTCCGATATACGAAATAGGGTATTCAGAGTACCCCGTAAGATCATAACCCCATACTGTAGGTCTATGGTTGGGCTGCCAGTAATCGGACAAAGGAAGCATATCGGCGTCACTCGTCAATATGTATCCATCAAGTTTACAGGCGGCATACAGCCTGGAAATCTGTGCAATGGTGCATGATCTATACCCTTCAATCTCGCTTACTTTTATTGTGTGTAGGTCAGATTTGGAGTGCAGTGAAATCATCGCGTTAAACGGCATTATGCCTTCACCATCAACCCAAATCAAAACAGGGTTCCATCCTAACCTTTCCCATGCCCACATCGTGAGTGGCGCGAAATAGATGTAATCCGGATTATTGTTATAGCTGATGACGGCGTACTTTTTCATACGGTTACAATTGCTGTTTGCCAATTGGCATGGTCAGGTTCTTTGTATATTTCAATAGGCATTCCTTTAATCAGGGCTTCAGTCTTAGGCCAGAATTCCTCTACTTCAGGTTGGAGCCAGTTGTCAAGGATAAGTTTTCCTCCTGGTTTAAGGTTCCGCAAAGCGTATTCGGTGCAGTCGTCTCGGAAGTTGCCGTCAATAATGACAATATCGTACACTGTTTTATAATCATCTATACATGATAAATATTGCCCCTCATTAAAAGCCAAAGCCATCCTTAAATCATAGTTATAAACTATACTGTACCAATGATTATTCATATCTACCCCGAAGCATATCGCCCCGCGCGAACGATACCACAAAGTAGAATACCCCACGCCATACTCAAATATGTATTTTCCGTTAAAGTCCCACTTATCGATAACCTCTAAACACGGCCTTGTGTACCACGGCATCTGAATACCGTGTTCGTCGTTTGTCAGCCAATTTTCACGCGGGTAGATCATTTTCTCCAAAAGCATATCTGTGGAAACTGCCTTTCAATGTCTGCGTATTCCTCCCGGAATGGGTCGGTTTCGTTAAGCCATTTGATCATAGGCGCTTCATAAAAGCCACTCGCTCCAACGTGTCCGGCGCAATCGTTCAATGACTTGTGGATAGGATCAACACCATCAACTTCAATATCCGGCACCTCGTAATGCCTGCCCCCGGTAGGTGTGACTGTATGCTTCATACCCAAAATGAAATGTTCCGTTGCGCTGTCGGCGAGTTTGTGGTACATTATCCGGTTCATGAAGTCCTGATCCGATCCCTTGCGGTTGAAATCTATTCCGGGATTCAGCGCCATGAGCTGATCCCAGGTATTAACGCCCATCCTTTGAGATAGGTAAGCAGGCCTAAACCCTACCATGCCCCCCATCATCGGGATATTGTGGCTTATGGAGTCGGTGATACAGTGCAAGGTCTTGTCTTCAGCTATCCATTCCTGCACCATTTGTGCTTCGCGGTATGTTCCGATTGATTCGCAGTCGCGACAAATGACGTGACTAAATACTGACTTCAATTCTGAGTTCCGTTCAAAGGCAGGTTTTAAACGCCATAGCATAGACAGACATAAAGACTGCTTTGATGGACAAATTCTTTGTTGTCCTGCCGTCATCATGTAGTCGAATAGTACGATATAATGTGAATTTACAGTCTCATCATCGGTATTAATAACTATCTGCCACCCCGGATACAGCACCCTGTTTACCCTGAAATTTACCCATAGCCCTCTCATGTAAGTGTCGAACTGGTATGAGTTCTGCATGTGGCGTTTGTAGCCGAAGATCGCGTAACTAATTGCTTTCATTTGCTTTTTTCTTGTTCTTATCCAATAACTCCTGCAATTTCTGGTTGAATTTTGACATCTCCTCAAACTGATCAATTAACGGTGGCTTATCCTCAAAAATGTCCACGCCTTCCTCCTTACGAATTGTTGCGAAAAATACCAACCATTTTGCGAGCACAAAAACTCCGGCGACACCCCATACCCACTCCGGAGCAGCCCAATGGTCGAGCGCAATAGCAATAATAAGAGTGCTTAATCCAGGTATCCTAGCTGGCAAATTGTCTACGTCGATTACCTTGCGTTTTTTCATTTGTTGTTGCGGTGTAGGTAGTAATAAATAGTTTCTTCAATCCAATGCTCTGTCCTGATCAGTCCGGCCTTCTTTAGTTTGTCGCTCCATACGTGATCCTCGCCGTGCTTCTTATCAGGGAATTCTATCCGCTTTGCGATGCTGGCCTTTATGGTGTTGAGGTGGTTCGGCGGCCGCCTGTAAACGCCGTTCTTCTCATACCAGGAATTGAACATCATGGAGTGCACGAACTTTCGCGGGTTCTTGCCGTCGTCTGTTATCTCGCCAGTAAGGGAGCAGCAATCTACACCGTTAGCTATCCCGGCCATTACTAATTTAATATAATCCGAGCTTACCAGATCATCAGAGTCTATGAAACAAACGTACTCACCTTTGGCACGGTGAAGTAACCAATTCCTTTTGGCTCCAATTGTCCACTCTCCGTAGTCGGTGAATATTATAAGCTCAATATCGCTGTTCAGTTGCGGATCAAGGGCAGCGCGTAACCTATCGAGGTAAAGATCGTAAGATTTAAGGTGCGGTATCAGGATAGATAGTTTCATCTTCTGTTCTTTGCAATCCACCTCAAATGTTCGTTCCCGTATCGTGAGAGCCTCATAATGTTGACTTCTGAAGGTAGCCCCAGATTATCCCTGAGCATCCTCAAATAAGTTCGCTTGCCCTCATTCCACGTGGAATCAGCGCGTCTGTTCACGTTGTCGGGCCTGCGTTTCATTACCGAATAATGACAGTGCCTGAACGTTATATCGTTGCGCCAAATAATTCTTTTAAGTGCGTCCGCTACATGGCTGAAATGGGTATCCGCGAACATGTGCGCGTAAGCAGGATGATAAATGTAGCCGAACCTATTGTAATATTCCCGGTCAATTATCGGCATGGTTACTATCCAGTTCTGAATGCCGTCATTGACTTTTAAGACGTAATCTTTCTTATCAGCTACAGCCCTACGGATAGCAAGATCCCACGACGGCGGACACTCAGTATCATCAGAAAGAACTATCATAATGTCTCCGGTAGCGTGTTTGGCGGCTAGGTTTACAGCTTCCACCGCTGATTTGTTGGGGTTGATTAGGGCGTCCGGGTAGATAGCTTGGTATTGTTTCAGGGTCGGATCGTCGGCGTCCAGTGAGACAATTAGCTGTACCGGTTCCTTTGCCCTTCGTAGCCACATAGCTGTAGTTTGCTGAGATTTCTCAGGCCGGGATCGTGTAGGATGGAGCAGGGAGATCACAAGTCCTCTATCGACGCTTTAATCGACTCAAAGAAATCAGGACTCAGTTTTTTATGTTCAACCAGCGCCTTAGCTAGATCAACTTTCTCGCTTGCTTCCCTGATGGCCGTAAGCCAATCCTGAAAATCATTATCGGACAATGGCTCGAATAGGGTCAATGCGGCCTTTGTTCCTGATGTAAGCCTGTAAGCTGGCTCATCCTTTCTCCTGTGATCGCAATAGTCTCCGAAGAAGACATCCAAATACTTGCCGCTTTTTTCCTTCAAACCGGCCAATTTGTGTTTCAGTGTTTCTTTTTCTTCTGTTGTCATGCTATTTGTAATTGAAGTGATTTATAAAATTCAAGACTGTGAGCGTCTACCTTTGAGGCAAGGAAAGACCAATCCTTATCGAAGTTCTTATACCTTTGCCGATGGCCTATTCCTCCCGTTAAACCGACTCCGTGTTTGATGCCGATAGCGCCTGTTTTAACGAAATGCGTCTTACGTCTCCTTCGCGCGAATTCCCAAAGCGCAATGTCAGCGAACACCGTACTGGGTTTTAATCTTGTCCAGTCAAATCCATCGAGTGCTGAAATACGAAACCCTGTTGTGAATAGTGATGCGCGCCAGTGGTGGTTCTCTATTGCATAACCGTTGCTCCTGATGTGGTAATAAATCGTCCTGTCGTCGCCAATAAAGTCCCACCCGCTGCCGGTCATGGTCTCAAAATAATCAGCAGGATAGTAGTCATCGTCTTCCACAATGAACGCGAAATCAAAGCCGTCCTCCCTGGCAAGCGATATTCCCGCGCGAAGTCTTTGAACCAAGTCTTTCTCATGAGTCAATGGCCGGTAATCAATGATGTAGTGCTTTGCCGGTTTCACAGTCATGCGTGACGCTTGCCATTTGCAATGCTGAAGGAGTTCGGGCCTGTCCCCGCGCGTGGGTGTGATAGCGCAAAAGGTCATTCGATAATTTCAGTTATTTCGCTTGAGATCGCGCTAAAACTAACCATCTTCTCCTTCCAGAACTTTTGCAACTTCTCCGCTGCGCTCTTTCTGTCCGTGGCTTTGATTATCCGTATAGTCTGCCGGGTGGGGTTGGGCTGGCCGTTGGGTCCAAGCAATGTTTTCTTAAACAGAATGACGGCTACGAATAAACTTTCTTCCATTCTTTTACCTTTAGAAATGATTCCAGAGCGGAACCGGGCGCGCCCAGATATATTTCAATGCCGTGTTTATTCAAGCCCTCGCATAACCTCTTGTAAGCGTCGATCTCGGGCTTGTGGCTCCTGGATTTGGGGTGGAATACTTTGTGGGTCGTGAAGTCAACCCCCCATAATACCAGTTCTTTCAGGTTGTCCAGCAGAGTGAACGCGACACTCATTGCGCAATAAGGTGAGGTTGACGAATGGTAATAAACCCCTCTCCTGAGTCTTCCGTATGGCCGTGTTAACCTGATCTTTTGCATGTTCGGGAAGTTGTGACGCCATGCTTCGGTATGAGAAAAGAACATTTGTGGTGTGCTGTTCTTGATTGTCTTCAGTCGGTCTGGTTCGTTCGAGAACTTGGAGGGGTGGTTGATCACGACAAGCCAGTTCAATTTGTGCCCCCATTTCCATGCATCGTTCACGCCGATTGAAAAGCCAGAGCCGTCCCAATGCTTTGCTGTTTCGCCTGATGCTATGATGTGCGCGGTCATTTCTTTTTTATGAGTTTCAATAAGCACAATACCAACGCGACAAGGACAGCCAACAACACGAACACTACTAAAGCGATGACAATTTCTTTCATTTTCCGTCCATCAGAATTAACCTTCTCAAATACTCACTCACCGTCAACCCCGAATCCTGCGCCTGCCGAATCATCTGCTTATAGTCAGATTCCCCTATCCGAAACTTGAAAATTCGTGTCTTATTGATTGTTTTCATGGGTACGAGTGTAGGCACAAGATAAGTAAATATCTTTAATCGCTTACTCGTGTAGACAATTATTTGAGGAAAAAATTAACGCTGATATCTGTGAGGGGCGCTGATGAAGTCGGGATACCACGTATGAATCGTGTACCTGACGTTATCGAAAAAGTGCCTTCCCTGTTCTTTTGTCTTGATAAGCTCGCCCTTGTCATCGACCCCAGCATCTAGGCAATCGTTAATTACTTCCTGGCACTTGCGGGTGATGAGGAATTCAGCGTGCTGGCATACGGAGCAGCAGAGCTGCCGGGAATCCTTATGTGCCATGTTGCCGGCTGGCACCTTCAGATCATTGTCTCTTAGGCTGAGCATTTTCCGAATCACCTTGTAGGAGGTTATGTTGCCCTTTCTGGCCTTCTCTCTGTTGTGGCCAGTGGCGTCACCGGTTACCTCAATCCAATAATTGGGGTATTTTACCTGTAATTCCTCGCAAACTTCCTCTGTAGACCCTACCAGGATTTTAATGAAATCGAAGATAATGCCGCGCCTGTTTGTTAATTTCTGTCCTATCGTGGCCGTCATTGGCTCCACATTGAAGTCAAAAGAAACCAAAATGGGTATGTTAGGATTGACTTCGTATGAGTCGATAACGTTCTTATCTTCCGAAAATGTATAGAGGAATTTCTTCTGATTGATGTCTATGAACTCCCCATCTATCTCTTGCAACCTGGTCAGGGAGTCCATATTTGACGCTATGGAGTCTATTTCCTCCCTGGCAATGAATGGGTTATCCCTACCGGTCATACGTATAATCCGGTGGTTTTGCGTTTCGGCTAAGGCGTCTTTATACAATTTGTAATACTTGTGTTCTCCGTTCTTATGCCTCTTTCCTTTAGGGACCCCGGCAGCTATCAATTTTGCGTTTGGAAAGTCCATTAGCATCGGTAAAACCGCGTTATCAAACAGATAATCGTCCTCAAGAATAATTCCTGCCTCATTCAGGAATATGACGTGGTAGCCAAATCCCTCCCAGTTCTCCGGCCTATCTGCGGATCTGAAGTCAACCGTAAGCCTGCCGATTCTAAGAATTCTATCCTGCGCCCTCCATTTCCAGCAAAAGCCGGGAACGCCCTTTAGTGCTGGTAAAAAATATCGTTCATAGTATCGATCGATATTTGTGGACACAGTATCACCCCATAGAAAGTATAAATCCCCCTTTGGTAAAAATGAGAAGTCCTCATCCAGGCCGTACTCAATGAATGCATGAGCCGCACCCCTTGTTAGTCCGGCTCGGCGACCTTTAGGGACTACTGTATATTTGGGGAAATGTTCTGGGAAAAATAGCTCTGATTGCTTTTCGGTATAGGTAAGATCAAGAATCATTTATAGATTCGCCGTCTGATTTCGAGAGTCATGTCTCCTTCAATCTGCACGCTCTCCTTTGGTTTTCCGTAGTAGTAATTGAGGAAAATTTGGATATGCTTTTCTGATCCTTTCTTAGCTTCTGATATGATTTTTGACCAAATTCTGGATAGTGTGTCTGGTCCATTGGAAACAAGGGCCTGTTTTATTGCCTCCTTCACGTTGTCCTCAATGGCTAACGGTTTGCGTCCTGATCCCTTTCTCGCACCACCTTTTGCCATTTTTGAAAAAGAATTGATTAATCAATAAACACGAAGCCACAACCAGTAGTCCATGCTACCCTCCGGAGGGCAATGAACTTGTGGAAATGGCCTTGTGGTGTTAACATGGTGGTAAATTTAGGCAATTCCTGGAAATCAACCTAGTATGGTGTTTAACCTCTTAGCCTGCCGCTCTTTCTCCTTTTCCAGTTTACGGATTTTCTTTAGGATCTCTGAGGCTTTGGCCTGGTTGGAGTCGGCCAGGGCCTGGTAGGCTTTGCGCTCTTCCTGCAGGAGTTTGATTCTTGCGTCTATGTCTGTTCCGTTGTCGCTCATGGGAATATTAATTTTCAGGTATTGGTTTTTGTTGGCCTGTCAGTTCGCACAGATGGACAGCAAAGTTGCCGTAGTCGCTTTTTACCATCATCCATTTCCAGTCCACGCCACGGCATATCGCGCGAAACTCGGTGCATTTTAGGCGGAATTCATAGCCGACCGACTGCTCGAACAGCAACGTTAAGTGTCGGTTCATTTCCGCTTCGCTTACTGGTAGTTCTTCGCTCATGGGTTCAGTTATTTTACGAATTGATAAATCCCGATGTTGAATATGGCTTCCCTGAGTGCTGCCTCAAAGTCGCCCTTAGTCACGTATTCGATCTGCTCCCGGTCGGATATGTAAGCAATAGTGTTTTTGTTTATCAAGTCCTTTTCGTCGTTGATGTGCAAAATGAAGTCAGGTGTACAATGGTAGTAATGTCCACCGATACGGAAAAAGCTATTCATTACGGGTTCTACCTCGTGTAAAACATCGCCATTAACGTCGTAAATCTCGCTTTTTCGGCTCATGTGGTTCAGTTATTTAAATGGTTCAAGTTCGCCACATTCGGCCTGAGAAATAGTAATGTCTCCATAAAGAACCACCTTATCAATTACGTGTTCAGTTAATCTCCAACAGCCTCCCTTGCCCTCTTTGATCATAACATGGGTTACTGGTTGAACGTCATACAGAGTAACGTATCCTGTTCGTAATTGGTAGCCGCGACACAAGTAAACAGCGTCCGGTATACCATCATCATCTCGACATGACGTGTAATGCGTAACCCAGTAGTCACAACCGCTGTTACCAGAGCATGAGGCAAAGCTACTTAGGCAGAGGATTATTAAGATGGTTTTCATTTCACAAGCTGACTGTTTTACCTGAATTTCGGTTCCATATTGCTGCCATGTGCTCGTAATCATGCACGTTGATATGGCCCTTTAAGGGGATGAATCCCATCACGCAACTTGACATCCAATGTTTATCCCTGCCCATTGAGACATTCTCACATACCTGATAATAATAATCTTCACCATCGTCAGCGCACCCCAATAAAAGAACCACTTTAAAGTTGATAATAACCAATGTATTTTTGTATGGTGCTACCTCCTGTTCTATATCATTAAAAGTCATAGTTGTTTCATTTTGTCTTAATCTTTTAAACCAGCAGCCGGAAGGAAAAGACCCTAATTCGAAACCTCCCGGCGCTGGTTAAATATCACTGGCAGGATGCACCGGGACCGGCTATTTCGGAGCCTACCCTAATAGAAGGATTTTTTAAGGCCATCCATTTAGACAGTCTCAATACATCCTTACCAGTGAATGTCTTTTAGCTCCATGTTTTATGTTTCTCAGCAACCCATTCGTTACCGTCATATTCCATTATCTGAAATTCGGTTCCATCGGGTATTTCAACTATCTTCAGCTCGGCGCTTCTTCCGTTAGCTTCTGCGCCAAGTTCTTCAATGGCCTTGATAAGAAATTCGGAAGTCCTGTCGTAGCCGTTATGCCCCGCATCGTAGCCATAGCCATAGAAATGTGCCTCTTTACCATATTCAGCAGAAATTTCAAGCAATCCGCGCTTCTCTAATGGGCAATCATCAGGCCATTCACCATGCAACTTAAAATGAACCAGCCAACTTTGGCGTTGATGCCAATCCTCCATCTCAGCTTTCGCGTGTTGACACCCAAGCGATGCCATAAATTCAGCGGCTTTCCGACTAACTGAAAACCCACCATAACAATTGTTGATTACAACTTTCATAAGCTTTCAAATAACAAGCCCGTGAATACCAGACTCCGAAGGCCGTTAGTCCCTCTGAAGCCGATACGTTGAATTTTTATCCTTGTGGTAGCCTTACTTTATTCACATCGTTCAAAACCTTCGATCTCGACACTCTCCGAATCAATTCCTGCACATGCTCAAGGGCAAACAGATCGGAAGCGTTAATATATAATTTCCCTTCCTTCGTGCCCCTAGTTATGCTTTGCGCTTTCATTTCATCGACTCTAACTTCCTTGCTATCCATTCTACTAAATGTTTTATCCTCCATTCAGTCACCACGGCTTCTCGAAATTCACGCCAAGCCTTTATTAACTTTTCGCCGTCTTCGATTAAGCGATTCATTTTTCAAATGATGGACTTAAAACAACCAGACCCGCGAATCTCGACATTGAAGGGCCGTTGCTCCCTCCTTCGCCAATAGACGCGGGTCTGATGAATTGCAACGGCTTCATAAACGAATGTAGTGAATGGAATTGTCTTATACAAACGCTTATACAAGTTTCTGAAATCGCTGCTATTGATCTAGTGAGGTAGGTTTTTGTGGGCCCAGCTGGAACCATTTCAATAGTTTGTTTGCGCCTGGATCTGGGCTGTCGGGATTCTTTAACTGCCCTGTTTGATAGCTATTTACTTAGCATGTACTTAATTTTAACTTAACCCTTAATTAACTATCTTTCCGGTGGATTCTTATCCAAATCCTTATCCAGATGCTCAAAGCCTTCCTCAAGCCTAAGGATAAATACGGGCTGTCGCGCCTGTATTTCATGTACAAGAACATACCAATCCGAACCGGGGTGAAAGTCTTTCCTGCCTGTTGGGATCAGGCTACACAGACTATTTCGTCACAGATGCCAAGATACAAAGACTTAAACGCCATACTTACTAAACGCAAAGCCGAAGTCCAGGACATCCTTCTCAAACTTCAGTACCAGGGACTGCCCGTTACCTCTGCCAATGTCCGTAGGTTCCGGGTGGTTCAAAGACCGGCTGACTCCCCTACCCTATCCCAATTACTGCTTAACTACCGGGACCGCAACCTTAAAGTCCTTCGAAACAATTATACGCGTAAGTTCAAACCCGTATCTGATAGGTTAGTCAAGTTCGGTGATCCGCTGGCGCTCGACTTCTCACTTGACAGTCTCAACGATTACATCAATGAACTCATAGACGATGGCAAAGAGAATAACACCATCCATGACCATGTACGGAAGATACGATTAGTTATGCGCATTGCCCAATCACAAGGGGTAAAAGTGCATCCTGACTTTGTGCAGTTCCGGTTTAAATATATCACCCCCAAACCTGTGTGGCTGACTGAAAAAGAATTGAACCTACTGGAACAGTTTAAGCCCCTTGCCGAACACCAAGTGTACTTAGATGAGTGCATTTTCCGATGCTACACTGGTTTACGGTTTTCCGATGTTCAACAACTCCGATCCCACCACTTCATAAAAAGAGGTAAAGACGTATACCTTGACTTCTCTGTCATTAAAACCCGGCTGGATCAGAATATATTGCTTTCCTCTAAAGCTTCTGCCATAGCCAGGCGCTGGGGCTTCACGGCCCCTAAACTCTATCAACAAGATTGCAACGAAAGGATTAAGCAGATAGCCAGGGCCGCAAAGCTAACAGATACCATTGAAAAAGTCAGGTACCGCGGTAATGAAAGACTGGTGGACTTACTTCCTAAACATAAAATGATTACCACCCACGTAGCCCGGCGAACCTTTGGCCGTATGTGGATGGAACGAGGGGGCGATATATTCAAGCTCTCAAAGTACTACGGGCATTCGTCTATAGAACAAACCTCAGCCTATATCGGATGGACTACTGAGGAAGTGAATGAAGAACTAAAACGGTTAATGGGGTGATTTTTTGGATTTTACGATATAGTTCCTTATCTTATTTATCCCAAACATAACCCTCTCAATTATGTCACAGTTGGCCCAGTCCGCCATTGCGCTGAATAACGTTTTGTCCGCGCACGGCATCAATCAAAATCTATTGTGTGAATCCCTGCACGAATCTGTGGAGGTTAATAAGGCTGTTCTTAAAGGAGCGGGGCGGGTGTTAACAAACTGTCAGCGCCTACATATCGAAAGCAAGGTACACACAGTCGGATCATTGCTGATATTACTCGAGCTGACTAACTGTTCCACCTAGCCTGTTTATTTCATCATCCCTGGTCCTGATCTTTTGATTCAATAATTTAATGTACGAGTCCAGGGACTCTTTATGGGTGCTCAGGATAACTACCTCGCTCTCAAGTTCACCCTTTGATTTCTGTTCGTAGGCGCTCAAATCCTTTTGCCCATCATCAACCATTCCGGCTAACCACAGAGGATTGACTTTAAAGTACATCCCCAATAAGAACGCTGATTTGTAAGATCGGTTTACCGCATTCAATATGTGGCTGATCGTGGCCTGACTCAAGTTGGTGGCTTTTGCCAATTCTGGTTGCTCAATATTATGCTGCCTCATAAGGGCTTTTAGTCGTTCAGCAGCTTTTTTCTTAAATATTTTCGCTCCCCCCTTGTTTTCCATAAGTAGACTTATATCTTTGTATCATTATTCACATAAATATATAAAAACATGACGGAAAAAGTAACCTCCGTGCAGGAATCTTACACCAATCTTACGCTGAAGCTCTCTAAGTCAGTGAAAATCAGGCTGGAACGATTGCTGACACACCTGTACGAAACCAGGGATGAAAGGCTCACTCAAAGCGACATTATTGAGTCAGCCCTCGACAAGCACCTAAAAAAATTTGGGTACTGATATAAGTAGACTTATATGGACACCCCCCGCACATACAACGACTTGGTAGACTGGATAAACCTTCACTGGGAACACGGGGACAACGTAGCGGTAGCAAGAAAGCTAGGCATATCAGAGTCAGCGGTCTGTCAGGCTACGCATAAAGACAAGGACAAAAGAAGGTGCAAGTCCAAACGGGTGGTGTACGAAATGATACGGCATATCAACGCACGTATCAAGATGCTGGACAAGCTGGCAAAGTACGCGAGGAAAGAGCCGGTAAAGTTTCTTAACGCTTAAACATTTGAACATGACACTTTACGAATTCATGGAAGACTTTGACGACCCCGAACTATGGAAAGATGACTGGCAGGAGCAGATGGAAGAAGCTGCAATGAAGTGGTTCGAAGACAACAAACCACATCAGGAATTAAAGGTCGAAAAGCGAAATCTTCGAGCCGCTGTCCGGAATTACAAGTCGTGGAAAAGGGACAAACAAAGACTCGAAGAATGACCCGCCTTCACACCCTCACCATAGTTATAACTATTGTCCTTTTAAAGTACGGGTATAAGGCTATTGAGTTTTACTTAATCAATTTTCAAAGATGAGTCTTTACAATTCTTTATTCGGCGTTAACAACAAGGCCGGTATCCTGTTAGGTGTGCTCGGACTACGTTTGGGCCAAATACCGAGGTTCCGGGATGCTTTTCTTTCTGATGGTAAGATAGCCATTTACACAAGAACGGGGGGCGGCAACCGGGAATATTACGAAAATGAATCAGCGTGCAGGGCCAACTATCCTGAACGATTTGTCGGTGATGACAGTCCTAGCGGTCCGTGGAATCAGGACTTGAGAGAAGTTCCTGGTTTTCTTTACGATGAAAATGACGATTATGATTCTACGTACGCGACCTTTTACTACAAATTCCCTGATGAGTACGCAGAGGATTTAAAGGCCCTTGAGACTTCCAATCCCGACAAGAAGCCATCCGCAAAGTTTATGGAGTTTATCCATTCACTTGAAACGAAGCCATGACAATTCAAACCGACACATTCACCGCCGGCTTCTTAGATGAAGATACAGAATTAGAAGTTACTATTTCTTGTGAAGTGGACTTCATTGAAAGGTGGATGAACACAGTAAGAATAATAGGGGTAGAGTATTCGGTAGAACCTGGGTTTGAGTGCCACCCCGATGATCTGTATAATTCTATAACTGATATGCTGAAAACGGAATTTCCAGGGTGTGAGATAGAGTGTAAGTATGAACCGAAATATCAATTGAAATGACAACCCGGCAAAAGATTTCTATTCTGAAAAAAGCCTTGAAACTAGCTGACCAGGCTATCAATGCAAAGGAGTACGGGTGGGGTATATGCAACGCGATATGGGAAGTGACAGCAGATGAAGAATTGAACCCGGCGCAGTTCGGAATAAAGCTACCGCCTAAGAATTATGAGGATTTTTTCTGTTGGCCACTAACCAAACGCGGAGCCGCTATCCGAAGACGTGTACTACAAAATGCAATTAAACGACTTGAAAAATGAAAGGACTATTCGCAGTTTTAGCACAAGGGGTATCAAGACACGAGTACCAGGGGTACATAATCCAGTTAACTGTTGATCCGTACGCACGTAGGATCGGCCACGTTTGGGAGTATTCAGACGGTGAACGTATACGGGGCTTTGAGTCATTCGCTGCGTGTGTGGACTACATTGACGACGGACTTAAACTTGGTAAATGGGAAGTTGTGTTCCAGTGGCCACGGCTTAACGACTGCACCTACAGATTCTGGTATTCAGAGGCCGTGGAATTTGCTAAGATGTTCGGAAAGCAGATTGAAACCGATTGGGTGAACAGGAAAATACTTGTGAAATGAAAACCTTCTATGCGGCTGGATTGGCTGTGGTATTTAAACTTGAACAAACAAGCAAGAAATAATGGAAAACAGCGCACACAGTTTTACTGAAGGATGTGATGTCCATGTAACCGAAAAAGCTATGAACGACAAAATCGTAATCACCAAACAGGCAACGCCGGCGCAATTGATTGAGCTTGCCATCAACAAGGACCTGGACATCGAGAAACTGTCCAAGCTGCTGGAAATGAAAAAGGAGTGGGATGCCAAGATCGCACGGGAGCAGTTCTTTGAGGCGCTGACTGATTTCCAGGCGGCATGTCCTGAGCTAAGGAAGTCTAAAAAGGTTTCTTTCCGGGCCGGTAATGCGCTGGTAGAGTACCACTACGCTACCCTGTCCGACATAACCAGACAATTGAAAGTTCCACTGAAGGACGTGTCATTGGCCTACCGGTGGGAGATTCAGGACTCCGTGGAGGAAATCAAAGTTACGTGCTTGGTTACCCATAAAGCCGGGCACACAGAGCAAACGCAAATGATGGCGAAGCCGGATACCTCCGGATCTAAGAATCCAATCCAGGCCAGGGGATCTACAATAGAATACCTCAAACGCTATACACTTATAGGGGCTTTAGGGATCAGTACGTCAGATTCAGATGTGGACGGCTCGATGCCTGAAATGGATGTGGACAAACTGCATAAGGAGTTCATTCAAATCTACAATACCCTGATTCAGATTGACGCACAGTATACCCGTTATCACGTTGATAATTGGAAGGGTGAGCGCACGGGAAAGAACTACGTTAAGGCGATTGCAGAATTGAGAAAGATATTGGCCACACATCAACAACCTGAAGCATGAGTTTCTTAGACGAAATGATCGACACTGCCAGGGCGGTGCGACACATAGACCAGAACAGCGCTGAGTGGGATAGCGTCCGGGCAGGCCGGTTCACTTCATCCCGAATGTCCGAGCTGATGGCCCCGGGTTACCGGCCCATGACACAGGAGGAATTGAAGGAAAGGCCAAAGACCGGGACCGGTTCTAAAGTTACTCGCGCATTGGCCCCTGAAGTCCTTGCAGACTCGGCCATGAGTTACATAAAGGAAAAGGTTGCTGAGGTACTTACTGCCATGCCGAAGCCTTCTAGCTACGCCTATCCGATCGTGTACGGTAAGGAAATGGAACCCCGGGCAATTGAACATTTCAGCGAAACCAAAGGGCTGAAAGTCGAACCAGTTGGTTTTGTGACGTTCGGGGATCATGGTGGAGGCTCACCTGATGGGCTGATTGAGGACGATGATATTCTGGAAGTAAAATGTCCTTACGCAATCGACACCCAAATAGACTACCTGATGCTCACCGATCAATGGGACGTTAAGAGAATGTACCCGGCCTATTACTGGCAGTGTCAATCTAACCTGTTATTCACTGGCCGGAAGCGCTGCCACTTCGTGACATACGATCCGAATTATCTGAAGCCAGAGCACATTATGACGCACATAATGATTGACGCCAACCCCGAAGAGCAGGATTTGATATGCAAGAAAATCGCCCTGGCTGTGGAGGAGAAACTCAAACTCCTAACCCTTCTCAAATGAAACGCTTGTTAGTCCCTCTACTTGTCTTTATCACCCTGCCTGCTCTGTGGCTTGTGCTTAAAGCAGCCGGGATATCCTACCTGCAGAATGAAACCTTTGGGCATTTCCTTTCGGATTACAAGTGGTTCGCCGCTGGCTTTGTATTGCTTATTGGAGTTTGGTATGTGGTAACTAAGAAGAAATGAAAACAGCAACACCATTCAAAGACAGTTATGGCAATGTATTATCGCCTGGCGACAAAATCACTATAGTAAGTCATTACAACTACGACTTTTTGAACGGTCAGCATGCACTATTAAAGTGGGATGAAAAAAAAGGCATGTACAAATATGTCTATACCGAAGAAAGGCGCGGCAAGGTATTCACTAGTGAAAATAATTTCTATGGTGTGCATGAATTTAAAAAAGGATGGGAATGATTGAACCTGACGAAATAATATTGCAAGCACTGAATGATGCCTTTGTCGCTGGACGTTCTAAGCAGACATTCAAGTCATTCAAAAGACAATGGGTTCGGGCGCACTTTCGAAGGTGCCAAAGCTGCGATCATGTGCTAACTCTGGCCTACTTCGAAGACAAGAAAAAGTATTGTTACTTGTGTGATTTATTTTAATGAAAGAAATGATACCACTGATACCGTTCATATTTGAATTGCTTCTTGACTTCTTCCTTATCAAATGGAACAAGAAAGATTTACCGTTATGGCTCCGCGTTATCTTAATCGGCCTCTGCTCTACTGAAACCCTATGGGTACTTACTATCCCGCCGTCGAATTTATGTTTAGCGGTTGCGCCTTTTGTATGGTTTGACATTGCGCTTAACAAGTTAAGAAAAAAAAGGTGGGACTACGTGTCAACAACAAATGGTAAGGCGTGGGAGAAGTTCATTATCCGGTTCGATCCTTACAAGTTTCTGTTGGTGCGATGCTTTGTAGCGGGGATAATCATAGGTGGTTATGTGGTACTTAAAAATAATGGGTTATGATAACGGTAAAACAGGAATTCGTACTACTTAAAAAACTTAAATCATTATCAGAGATTGAGTTTACTGGATTGCTACAGGAACTCGTGGAGCATATTAGTAAAAATAACTGGCACCACATAATACACAATGTTTTCTATGAGGCAAATGATTTAAAAATGGAAATCGGGTCACTTGAGGATGAGTTGGACTCGGCCAACGATGAGGTTACCGACCTCAAGGAAATGATTCGTGAGGCTCGGTCTGCGCTTGACAAGCTGGAAATCATAGATGACGATCTACAGGTAGCTGTTGACAAAATAATAGACATACTGCAATGACGGAAATAAGTTACAAACAACTCGCATTTATCCTTGACATTGAGCCAATTGAGGCCCTGGAGAAGATGATTGCAGCTAACTGTAAGATCGGGCACAAAGACCTGCCGCATAAGCGAGAGAAGGTCAGAGAGTACTTAGCCGATGAGACAATCCCGCGAACTATGCCGGTTGACGTGTTGGCATCGTGCCTTAATCTGCCGGACCTCTCAACCGCAATCGAGGACATACGCCATAACTACCTGAAGCGCCAAGCCACGAAGAAATGGATTCTCTGTGACTACCCCGAGAAGCAGCTTGTAAACAATCCCAGACACAAGGTAAGAATTCCGCCTGTTCTGGCCTCAATGGTTGACATTAAAACGCTGACGGAGATAAAAAAAGTTTGGAATGAACGATTTAACATACCGGTATGAAACGCCTAATTATCTACCTCTGCTGGACGCTGATATTCTTTATTTCTCAGTTCCTGTTCCCCTGTGTACCCTAAGTCTGAGAGGGTTTACCTAACGCCGAGAAGATGAAGAAAGGTTTAACCATGTGGGAATGTGATATGTCATCTGGTGAAATACGTGAGGCAAAATATAGGCCTTTGAGCATATTCATTTCAGGTAGCCCGAATCACTCGCAAACCACTAGATACCTACAGTTAATCGAACAGTCTGGATGTCGGTACATAGTTGCTCTGAATAAGAAGAATGCGAGGCGTAAATGGGAAAATTTGGTAAAAGAATTATGAAACCCGGCGACAGAGTACAAACCCCTGATGGCGCAGGAACTATTAAAACCCTGGAACACTTTTCACGAGTGCATCTGACACGCTATTGCGTTGAGCTGGATTACCCGAAAGAATGGACAGGACTGAAATGTTTTGAAGCGCACGAAATTGAAAGGATAAAGAAATGAAAACCTTCCTTGTGTGGTTTGTTAGCCTGCTGGTGCCAGGATTAGAAATATAGATTAAAAGGTTCTGCAAAACTTGCTCAGCCTGATCAGATAACAGAGACTGATTGAAAAGCAAGAGTTTAACAGTGGAGGAGTTAATCTGGGTAGTCGACGACTGACAAACCCAGTCAATGGATTGGCTGAAAGGCTTTGATAAAACTCGCTCTTAGATGGGTTAAAACATGCCTTCTTAATTGAAGGAATTGACAGGGGAGAGACGGACACTGATTAAACAAGAAAGGGGACAATCTGTTTTAGAGAAAGCCCCCTTTGTTCAATGGATTGAAATACCTCAAAGCTACGACTAGTGGCAAAGGTAACAAATCCAGGGAGAAAAGTCGGTATGTCCAACGGGATTTATTTAAAGTAACAGTTTAAGTGCTATGAAACCTTTTGAAGAATTTTACAATGACCTGGTATCCGACGACCTGTGGTTTGACAGTATGGCCATGATCCACAGGGGAAAGTCGGTGCGTCAGGCAGCCCAGTTGATTTACGGCGAGGTCCTGTCTGATCCTGAAAAGTATAAGTTCTATAGCGTTCAGGAGTTCCGCAAATACGTCCACAACAAACTAACGTATCTAAAACCTGAGCCGGTGAAGGTGGTGCAGAACTGGCAGGAGATACCAAATTCGGATAGCCCCCTACCAGCGCCCTCCACACCCGAAGAAAAAGCAGAAACAGACAAGTTGATAGCTGAGTACCTAAAGCAGTTAGAGACAGCCTGCCGTCCTGTACCGCCAATGGACAAGAGGCAAATAGAACGCGAAGGCCAGGTAAGGCCATTAGCTACAAAGGTCCGGCCGACCCCTGCGAGTATAGTCAAGCAACTGCAATTACACAACGAATGGATACGGGAATGTTTTGATCCGCATACTGGCAAGCCTAATGAGAACTGGGTTGAAGAAAATGAATGGTTAAAACTTAGGGACTTATGACGAGCAGCAACTATATGTGGCTTACTGGGCCAGTTAAGTCAGTTGAGCCGGAAGGAGTGTACAATGCCCCCAAACTGGAAAGAATATTCAGGATGATTGACCTGATGTTCAAAGGACAATACACCATTACCAGACTATCTGAGGTTCTCCACGTTGATCGCCGTACAGTCTACAGGTACATGATCTTAATCGAGAGCGTAGGATTCAAAGTCGAAAAGCAAGTAACACGCTATAGCCTGAGCCGGGACGCGTACCCCACATTCGTTAACTCAATTTTACAGAGCCAATGTTATGACCTACCGCACACGCAAAGCATGTGAACTGCCATCCTCAAAGGTGGCTTCAGGGTACAGACAAGTCTGTTCCGCTAAGCTAGTTCCTAACTTTAAAATATTATGAGCAGCGTTCAGATCACGATCCATACTCAACCCACACTGTGGACAGTCATGCTGACGGTCAGCCAGCGTCTTTTTGACTATTGCCCCACAATTGGAACAGGTTTGAGAAGTGCGATAGGGATTGACAGCGACTACGTGCGTACCAGCTTCTTCCGCTTTGTACGTGAGCATTGCTATGAACATTCCCCATCCCGCATCATGAACGCTTTTAGAAAGACTCAGTTGAGCCAGGCCCTTGATGTTAAGGTCTTCGTGTGCAATCAGATCGTAAGTATCTATCATCCTCCGGCTTTCCTTATGCAGGAAGTCTTTGCGTTGATTGGAGACCTTGCGATGCAAGGCCGACAACTTTCTTTTCGTTGCCTTGCCCTTTTGAAGAGAATATTTGGATTGAACCTCTTTAAGTTCATCCTGAGACTTACGGTAGTAGCGCGGATTGTCGATCACGACGCCATCCGAAAGAACTGCGAAGGAGTTAAGGCCGAGATCAACACCAACCGCATTACTGACTACTTTCTTAGGGGCGATAAGTTGATACTCCACTACCAGAGAGCAGTACCAGTGGTTACCGGACTTAGTAATGGTACAGGTCTTTACCTTGCCGCCATCCACGATGCCACGATGCTGGCGGATTCTAACACGTCCTATTTTAGAAAGTTCCAGGCGATTGCCTTTGATGGCGAACCCACCCTGAGGATAAGTGATCGAAGTATACCGGTCACCGGATTTGAAACGGGGAAATCCGGGCTTTTGTCCTGTCTTAATTCTACGGAAGAAATTTTGAAAGGCTTTATCCAGCCGTCTCAAAACATCCTGCAATACTTGAGAATGGACTTGTTTGAATTGAGGGAAAGCGTCTTTAATTTCAGGAAGCTCCTTATTTTGACAGGTGTACAGTACAAACTTACTGAGTTTTTTGTAAGCCGTTATCCTGTGTTCCAGAGCCGTGTTGTAAAGCCAACAACAAAGGCCGAACTGCGAATTGATAGCCTCGGACTGATTTCTTGTCGGGTACAATCTGTATTTATAGGTCCGCAGCATTATTTCAAATATACCACAAAAACAGCAGGTAATGTCATATCGAACCAGGAAAGCATCTAACAAGTACAAGGCCATACGTCAGGAATACGGTGGTAGGTGGTATCATTCAAAAGGTGAAGCCGCATACGCCGAAGAACTTGATTGGTTAAAGAAAGCTGGTGAAATTCTGGAATGGATACCGCAGTACAAAATAGAACTCAGAGTCAACGGCATTTTGATCTGCAATTATTACTGCGATTTCAAAGTGATAATGAAGGACGGCTCCGTAGAATTTCGGGAGTATAAAGGCGTGAAGTTACAGGACTGGATGATAAAGTGGAAATTACTTCAGGCCCTGAAAGACGAAATAGAACCTGCCTGCGAACTGGTATTGATTGAACATAAGTCACGGCCACCTAAATGGAAGAAGAAATGAAGGTACTAGATCAATACACCTTACTTCCAGACGCGTGCAGACGAATGACGGCAGCGGCAATTAAAGATGTTTGGGACGGCAGGCGGCGCACCGACTATTTTGAATCCTGCCGGTGGCATCTTGTCAGGTATCCGTGTGTAATCCTGTACACCCGCGACGTTGGATATCATTCCGGAGGCTGGTGGAAGAATCCAATGTACGAACGCTGCTATCACCTAAGCATTAGTTTTCCGGGCGGCAAAGACAAATCCGTATTGAACAAAATTATTGATCTGCTATTTGCTAGCAACAAAAAATTATTGTGGACCGAACCGCCGTACTCTGATGAGGGTAAAAAATTAGGCGTTTGGCACTACCGCCTTTTCTGCGATGAATTTTGGAGGCCGATCATGCCGAAAGGCGAAGTGTACTCGACACAGTTCACGGAACGTGGCTGGAAATCATTCTCAGAACTGAATTTCAAATGAGCCGGGGCATAGGCATAGTACAGGAGCAGAAATAATACAGTCATGGAAATAATGGTAAATTTATTAAGCAAAGAACTACCCAAAGAATTCATTGGTCGGGGAGAAGTAAAAGGCTTCCGCTTCCGGCAACTGGAAAGGACCGAAGAAGCCTTTCTGTATGAGGTCACCAAACCGGGCGATATTATCCACTACGAGGTCGTGTTCCCTATGTGGGACCACAGGCTAAATCGCTGGTTATACCCCAAATCGAAGTCATGGGGAAATTTTGGCTGGAAATCGACGAATTATGAACGCGCAAAGAAAAGGCTGTTGGACACTACTGAGCTGGTCAAGTCTCGCCGCAAACGATTGCATCGCGTGTAAATTCGGGCTATCATCGCAAATATTGTCAGTCGCCCAGGAATTTTGGTGCCTGCCCCCGAAAAACGACCTCATTACAGCCCCTCTAAGCCACGATCTCAGGGGAGGGAATATCTGAGCTCATTTGGGGGTTGGAGGTCTTAAAACGGGAATTCCAGAAAAGTCTAAAATAACCTAAAATATTCCTTGAATGTTGTAACTAATATCAACTTAATTCCGTATATTAGTATATCACTTAAACGCAACGGCTATGAAAACAATTGATGCTGGCATAGATCACAAGATGGCATTTCAATTTTTAGGCGTTCACGACACTGGCCCTGATTCAGGCGCGCATTGTCCTCATTGTGGTGCCGAAGGAAGGTATATCTACAATTGGGCAGAATACGGTGAGGTAAGGGCGGCTATGGCAGGATGCTATCAGATGCTTACCGGAAAAATCGTCAAGGGTGACTATGAAAAGGTAATGGAAGGTATCGCCGTTAAATTGTCACGCAACAAACCACTGAATGGTTGGGAAAAAACTATCATCCGAATGGAGGACTTTAAGTCTGCCGGTAAATACCCTGTCGAATGGTGTGATCAGAAAATAAGAGAGGCACTAAGGGACAGGAAAGGATATATTGCTAATCGTTTCCGATAACACTATGACAAAGAAAAAGAACACCCACGGCGGCAAGCGCAAAGGCGCTGGCAGGAAGCGAAAAGAACCCACGAAAGTAATACGGGTTCCTCTGTCCGAACTAAATAAGGTAAAAGAATTAATTTCAAAAAGCAAGGATAAACCTTAACAAGATATGACAATAACGAGCAAAATAATCATGCACACGATAGCCTTTGGTGCCGGACTCGGCGGCGCTTACCTTGTATGGATTCACGGCCATTTGTACGTGGCATTGGGCGTGATACTAATGATATTTGGAAATAATCTCAGCAACAAAACAGAACGCAAATCGTCTTTCAGAAGCAATCACGGCAGAAAATGGCAGCTCTAAAAGCAATTATGCACTTCAAAGTGTCGCCGAACTCTCAGCCATACTCCTGGGCTTTGCGCATGAGGAAATTACAAATAGGATAGAGTCGTAGCTCACCGCCACAACCTCCCGACAACCAGCCCCACAATCAAAAGAATGAGTGACACCCCCGCCACCTTCCACCATGTCCAATAGGGTTTGGGGGCTACTATATCCCTTTCAATTCTAACGGGAACTTCAACGTGAATAGTGTCAGGTAGGCACTCGGCGGCAACTCTTATCGTGTCCGCTCTTCGGATTATCTCAACCCGCAAGCGGTCCTGTTCCAGATATATTGTGTCATTGGGTTTGGTTACTACCACCGTATCCAACTCAACGTGAACTACAGGAACCTCTATTGTCTGGTAGGTAGTATCAACTCGCCATTGGGCTCCAAGTTGCTCCGCTTTGTTGATAAGCTTTTCAGCACGGCGTAGTTTAGCGGCCGGGCCACAGGAGGAAAGAATTAGAACCAGTATCAAGTACCTCATTGGTATGGATTGAATAGCCATCGTGATGATACCGGGGTCCTCACAAGTAACCCCTGACGGTTGACTCGGTACACTGTATCTAAAGGCAGTTTGCCGAATAATATCCGGCCCACCTTCAGGTTAAGCGTGTCCTGCCTTTGTTCCGCATATTGCAATCGCCTGTTCATTTCATCGACCCTGCCGTGAACTTCCAGCCTTTCGGTAACCGCATTCTGGACAGATTCTTTTAATAGTTCGTGATGGTTGAGAATGTATTTAACACTGGTTACCTGTTCGGAATGAGTGATCATCCAACCAGTCACGCTACCGAAGATCGTGACAAGGGTGCCTACTATACTAATCGGTATAGTCCATGTGTTTTTCATACCAAATAATAAACCCCCATGATTGCCAGCGCGATTCCAATCGTTTCAATTACCGTTGTCTTCTTCGGAATGTCTATAGGAAGTATCACCGCTGACATCAACGCGAAAGATTCCAGCGGAAACCTAACCCCTTCAACGTAAAAGGAAACCAGCACCAGCGCGAATGTTGAGGCCGAAAAGATATTGTGCCCCATAGACTCCCGCCATCCCTGTTTGAAGTTAGCGTAAATCCCGATAGCAAAACAGGTAAAGGCTCCTATTATCAAAAGTATAGGTGAGGCTGTGTGCTTCCACTCCACGTAATGAACTGTCAGGATAAGGCCACCGGCGATGTAGGCGAGAAAGATCATGAACGCTGCCCGGTATCCGACTTTCTTCCAACTATACCAGCTATCACTTATGGAGTAGGCCGTTCCAACTTTTCTGTCCGTGATAACCATGTAGGCAGGAAAGCCAAGGGTTAGGAATATTGGGATCAGGATAGTCATAATTTAATGTAAAATATTTGCTCGAATTGTATAGGCTTGTCACCTGTGTTCGTAATGATGACCCCGTGTTTATCTAACAAAGTATTGCATTCAATCAGCATTTCAGCCAGTTGTTTCTTTGGCAACTTCATGTACATTGCCAGTTTTTCTTCGTGTGTTTGTTCTACTATCTGCATCATACCGTCGGCTTTTGAGTTGCATGCATAGCCCCAGAGGGTCTGTAAGTCTCTCCGAAAATATACCCCATTACGGGTAGGCTTATTGTTGCAAGACCGACACCCAATTGAACAAGGTCATTACCTTTCATATCAGCTTTTATGCCGACATAAAACAAGAAAAAGTTACCGCACAGGGTAAAGAAAGACAGAAGCAATCTTTTTGATTTCATAGTATTAAGTGTATCGTAAATCGTCAATCCTGTTTATCCAACCAGTAAGGAATACTCCCATTTGAGGTTTTCGGTCTGCCAGTTTCTGGTAATAAATCTTGCGTGCATCTATGTATCCCTGGAATAGAACCAACGGTGCAGCGTTGTTGATAGCGTCTATGGTCTTAGGCCCGACTATTCCGTCAGCCTCAGCGCCGCACTCCCGCTGCATCAACTTGATTCCGTTCCTGCCCATATTAACATGACCGTCTAAAAGGGCATTGGCAATATTCTGATCGTTGATTTGGTCACCCTTTATGTTTCGCCAAAACACTTGTCTATAGATTTCGCTGGCCTGTGTTTCAGTAAGATTTACCAGATTCTCCCGTGTCGGGTCTATCCCTAAAACCGTATGCGCGTATCCTTTGAAAACACCCCACGTTATGCCTCTGTTGGTAAGTCCTCCGGGGTCGGCAGGGTGGTCAACGAGTCCGCCCTCCCATTTTAGAACATGCTTTATTGCTACATTGAAACTTGCCATTATTTCAAAAATATTGCTAAAAGTGATGTAATCAGTGACGCAATCCCAAGCGCAAAAGCTAGTTTTAATTCTTTAGGCCATTCCTTGCTTTCTACTTTCTTTGTCAATGCTTCAATCTTTTCTGTGTTGCTGAATATCTGTAGTTTCAATCCTGTCTTGCCGTTGCCCTGGATGTCCTCCTTTATCTTTTTTAGTTCAAGGTCTATTCCATCGTTACGTTCCTTCCTTGTGTCCTTCTCGCTCTCAGCATCAGAGACAAGTCTTTTGATTTGTAGTTCTGCCCTAAGTAGTCTGTCGCTGAATCGTTCATTCATTACTCCCTTCTGTTCTTGAGGATCTTGATTTCCTCGATAAAGAACTGGACGATCTGATCTTTAAGCCCCTTGAATTCTTTCGTATATTCTTTGAAGTCGACGCGCATTTCCTTCATGTCGCCCTTTATCTCGTTAACCTTCTCAAGTATGGTAACCCGGAATTGGCTGTTGATGTTCTCGTTAATCGCTATATTGGCTTTATTCTGGAATAGGGCGCGCGTCGCCCATATCATCCAGGCCACAAACCCGCCGGCGACAAACAGGAACCATCCCGGAAGTGTGAGATCACCTGATGTAACGAACCCAATTATTTCTAATATAAGCATAGGCGAAACCAAAGAAAACAAGCGTTTGTGACGTCATGGGAATGTAAAGGAATCTGAACCACGGTTTATCCCACACCACCAGCATTTCATAAATAGCGAACAGATAGCAAGCGAACATCCAATTGCACACTATGTCACCGGTTCTTAAATACCATTGCCTCCAATGCAACCCTATGCACGCAAGACTGCCTGACGTGAATAACAACCAGCCTAACGTTACCCGCAATGGTTCGCCCGGATTTTCCGAATCTTCAATCCAATGCAGGGTAAGCGTAGGGTTGGATATTTCATAGGGCCCTGTCCAGAATATGGTGGCAACGAATCCCCAAAATAATATAGGGCTAAGGGTTGCCGCCCCCTGTCCCCCCGCCGGGACCAGATCCCGGACCGCCGCCGCCCGGAACAGTGTTTTCAGTTGCTTCATCATCTGTGTTGATTAAGTCTTTGATGACTTCAAGAGCCGCTTCGATAACCCTTATCTGTTCGGCTATTGCTTCTTTCTTTCCCATATTTTAGTTACTTTTTTGAATATTTCCCAGTAATAGTTTTCATTTTCAATGCCTCGCTTTCGGATGTGGCGGCCCTGCATAATTATCCACCGTGTCATGGCCAGTGCGAACCCGGTGAAGAAAAGACAAAATAGTACAAGCATCTTTTAAAGATTGAGAGGGTAAGTAAAGGTAGGGTTGTTTTCATTAGTTCAGCATTAAGTTGGCAATGTCGTCAGTGTCCCACACAACCGGCATTATTTCCAGTTCTCTCATTAATCCCGCATAACCAAGATCATTAGTCCCCGGAGCCTGAAGTCTTTGGCCGAAGCGTAAAGGATTTGTGGTATTGGTGTAGCTCGCCATTGTAAGTCCTGAAATATCACCTCCTGGCGTCTCGTCAGGATCGGGCACAAGAGGCTGCAAAACTCCGTTGGCATAAATTCTTATCAGTTCTCCTGAAGTAAAAGTTACAGCTACGTGAGTCGCCACAGTAGCGCCATTGGGAAATACTGCGGCTTCCGTAAATGCACTCACCGTGGTTCCTCCGATAGAGTATAAAACCCTGAACGTCCCGTCTATGTTTAAGAATATCTGTACCCGTCCCTCTGCGACGCTTCCAAGATTCGCCACATCATGTACAAGCACGCCGGCGGCCGCGGGTTGGCCGTCATCAGGTTTTAGCCACATTCCTGCAGAGAAGGAATCCCGGAATAAGGTGTTGCCGAAAACTGTAGTAGCCACAACCCGGGAACTACCATTAAAGTCAAACCAACCCTTCACGCCATCTAAAACATAAACCGCACCAGTGACGGTAAAAGCCCCGGTTGACAAATCCCGGTGCACGTACGTCGTCCCGTTCGCTGCCTTAACGCTGTCGCGGTTCATCTGAAGCCGTAGGAATCCAGCGTTAATTGTCGAGGGATCGAAGGCAAGGTTTTGTTTGTGCTCTGTCTCAGCTGTTCCTGCTGCTATATCGTATTTGAAAATAGAACCAGCTACTGATGTGCCGTAACCACCAACTGCATAAAAAGAGTCATCAGATTTTTTTACAACCGTTGCATAGCCGGTATCTCCGGCGTTATCCACATTAGTACCCAGATAGTCGTCATCTAAATCTACCTTCACAAACGGAATACTTCCTAATGCCCTCCAAGTATTTTCGTGGTTTGGCCAAATTGCATTGCGGGTGAACTTGAGATTTGTTGCTCTGATGTCTCTACCAGAACCGATGATCAGTTTTCCATAACGCCTAAGTCTCGGTTGATCAATACCCACATTCCCCATTGCGAAAGTTACCTCAGTCAGCGTGCCCCACGTTTGACCGCCATTTGAACTTATTCGCAGAAAGGTGCGCTGGTTGCCTCTACCCCACCACAATATATCACCGTTCGAGAAGTCAACGATACCGGTTTCAAAAATAGGTGTCGGGGCCTCATCGTAATCTACGACTACTGAAACAAGTTCAACGGTGTCGAAGTTATCAGGGGTTTTGCACAGTAAATTCCGGGCAGAAGTCAGGTCTCCTTGATGCTCAGAGAAGGCAAAGAATACGTCATTGTTGTGTACGAAGTGATCGTAGCAAGCCCAAATCCTAGTTTTATTCGCTATTATCGCCCCGTCAACCAGTAGCTGCCCTAAGTCGTAATCAAAAGCCCATGATGTAGCCGCGCTGGTACCCCTTACCAATCCGAATGATTTCCATGAAGCGAGTTCTGATTGAGTATCCCGTTCATGGGTGACCATTACGAAAGAACCATTCGGAAGTTTTATCAGTTGGAAGTCTGCCGTCCCCGTTGCGTCTGTTATATTTGCTGTATATGGAAATCCGGTTATGCCGGCGTTCTTAGTTCCCCAGTCGTCGCCTTCGTCTGCTGAAAGATTTAAGTTAATTTGCCCCACTCCATTATCCGTATGTCCTGTGGATTCCCGCCACGCACAAAGCCAAAGCAGTGCACTTGCGTCTAAGATATTCCCACGTCCCGCCCAATCATTACCTCCTGACGCTGTAAACAACTCGGCACGTCCTGAAACCTCATTAGGTGTTGCCGGTGTCGGTGCCCCTCCCCCTGGGCCGTACCAATTTATTCCTAATGCGTCTTTCATTATCGCATTAGCAGCGCAAAGTCCTGTGCGTGTGTTACAGCGTCCCATAATTTTAATCTTCTTCCAAAGCCCCTATTGTGCCATTTCTGGTATATTTTTTGTATATTTCTTACTCTAAACCATTCATCATGAAGTACCTCAGCGTAACCTCTGCCGTGATCTTCTTCGGCGTTTTAGCCGTATTTACAATGTTCATATACGACGCCTCACTGGTATGGCCTCTGGTGTACTGGTGGTCCGGGCTTATATTCGTATCAATCATTTGCGATATCGTTTTAAAGTTCAAATTCTAGTCTTCCTCCAAAGCTCCGATTGTTACTCCACCGAAACCATTATCTATCAATTCGCTATCTAACGAAATCTTTGGCCTGTAATAATCATCGTTGAAAGCCTCTGCCCATGTTGTTGGTGGTGTGCCGAGTCCAAGACCTAATGTATTTCCAGCACCATGAATTTGTGAGTTAGTGACAGTCACACCTGCTCGTGATGCGGTGACATTGAAGTGAGTGGATTTATTATTGCGAGATATACCTCCTGATATTGTACCGGTATCCCACATGTTAGAGGACGGTGGTGGCTGATTTATGTAGGCGTTGTTCTGAATAACAAGACCTGAAACACTATGACCCGCCTGATTGCTCACTACGTTGCCAAACCAAAGCCCACCGGAAGTCGTTAAAAATCTGATGGTGTTTTGTTCAAAAATCTGATCATCGGTATCCCAGGTAAGGCCTCCGAATATACCGGCGAACGATGCGCCAGTGGTTAGTTGTAGGATGTTGTGATGAATCCACCAGTCACCATGATCTTGAGCAAATGGTGAACCACCGGATTCACCGCCCTTGTAAGTGTTTTGATTATTGAGTGATTCGAACACTCCGCTTCTTGCATTGACTACAAAATTATGATCTATGACGATCTTGCTTATCTGCATCTCCGCTACAAAAGTGATATTGGTCGGATCGTCAAAATCGAATGTGGAATTCGTGATGCGTGTGTACCCGTGTGTGGCGGCCACCCCAGTCAAGCCGAACGATATATTCGCGTTGAAGAATACATTATCAACTAGGATATGCCCCGGGTTAACATCAAGCCATTCCAAATTGAAATGGTGGCCTTCGTCATCTTGCGACGTGCCCACGACATTAAATACGACATTCTGAATTTTGGTGTTATGAAAATATCTGCTTCCGCCCGTGCCGCCCTTGGTTCCCCATCCGGCTCCTTCACCAAATTCCGGTGCGTTAATTACCCCGTTTGTAACATTGATATTATACGTATCCCCTGGCTCTGGCTCATCTGAGCTAATTAAAGTCACGCCCCCACAGCCGCCAACGCCACCCTGGGTAGCACTTCCTGTTTCGATTTGATAGTGTGTGTATGAAGTCTCAGTACCGGAACAGCGTTCGACAAGAAAATTATCCATAGTAAAAACATCCACGTCCCACATTCTCAAGCCCGACGTGTTGAAATTGCGCATGACTATATCGGATAACTCTACGCCGTTTCGTCTTCGTATAGCAAAGCAGCCTTTAATTGAATTGACAGTGCCCCCGATATTCTTATTACCGGAGAATGTCATGTGTCGTATACGTGTCGTTACTGTTGTCGGTGAGGTACTTATAAGGCTGACAAAAAATCTATTAAGGTTGTCCCTACCACTTGTCGAAGTTGATGTGTACAGGTTACTCGTTCCATTTATAAACGTTACATTCTTTCCCGCTCCGTCCCAGTCACCAAGATTTGTAGGCGGATTTAAAAACGAACCCTCAGTAAATGTTCCTGGTCCAGTAAACATATCTGTACTAGCTGTTCCTATTTCCCCAACTCTTTCCAGCCCCCTTACATTGGTACGACATGGCGTGGATTCACTACAGTCGGCGGCGTCACTTCCGCTTAACTGAACGTGGACAGCATACGTCCCCGTGGGTGGTGGCGGTTCTGATGGTGAGGTCTGAACGCCTCTGCGATAAGCGTAGAATGGATTTATTTTAAACCCTCCTGCATTTTGGTAGATGTAGGCTCTTTGGCTTATTCCATAAAAGGCTGAAGAAGGGCGACCGGTCTCAGTATATCCTACGGTTACTGATACGCTATCCGTGTCAGTGGCAGTGAATGAATAGAACGCATCATTACCTTGTAGCTCTCTGTGAAGTACCAATTCCACAGTATCGTCTTGCTCTATGGGTAACGCCCCTGATGAGGTAGAGCGTAGATTAAAAGCGGTCGGGCTTACCGATCCGGTCCCCGAGTAAATCTGAACTTTGCCAAAGTTTGCGGAATTAGTATCTGTAATAAAAAGCCCGAGTACACCCCTATTTGCCTCGGTATCCAGATCATTTTTTATTCCGATTCCTGTGCCTGTGGAGTTGGTGTCTATAGAATCTAAAATAACTACATCCCCTATATCGAATTCTTCCATCGTAACGGTCCAGTCATTATGACTAATCCAGTCCTGGAAGCCTAGCGGATACCCTGACGTGACCAGGGTGTCGTCTACAACTTCATAGGTAAATCCAGCGACTTCGTTAACTGTCCAGAGCGGGGGCGTTGTCAGGTGAGCCAGGATGTCGGCACGTTCCTGAGCTGTTGTGATGTCGGTAACGGCGAACCCTACTATAGAGATAGCTGCCGGGTTATTGTTTATTGTCCCCTGTAAATTGGCTGACCCTATTGCAAAATTCTGAGTCGAACTCCATGTCGAAGGATCAAGCGCTGCCATTGAACCAGAGGCAAAACTTCCCGATATAGCGTTCCCATCTAGCCAGATTCCGAACACGTCATTAGTGAAGTCGTAACTTATCTGAAGGCCGTGTAAAGGGTTTTCCCCGTTTAAAAACACAGGTGCCGCCGAGTCCCAACGCGAGTCCGCTGTTGGGGTTCTGAATCTTATCTGTAAAATCCCGCTGGTGTTTAAAGATATTGTAAAGATCGTAGTACCGGCTGTAGATACGTTACCGGAAGCATAGACAGTTCCTGACGGGATACCGTCATAGACTTTAAGGGCCATGTGCGCCTGGAAATCCTCATCAAACCAGCCAGCTCCGTTTTGTCCTGTGGTTATCGCATTTACTCCGGTAGCCCCTAGCGTATTGACGTGGACACTATCACCGTATGTAATATTGTCTATTGTTGGGCTGCTTAAAACAGTAGCCGTAAAGGATCCAGGCCCGTAATCGACTAACCCGATATTCCCATTTGCTATAGTAGCTCCATGTCCACCGCGTAACGCCAAAAATGAATAGTATACTTTAGCTGAAGTGTTCAGGTAGGCTTGCCCTGCTGTGGTGTCCAGAGACGAAAAGTCATTGACGTAAATGTATGCGGTGTGTACGGTATCGGGCTGGCAATACCCAACCGTTATCCCGAATGCGAGCAATATCGAAAGCAAGATTCTCATTGTGGAAGCAGATATTTAAACGTCGAACTCGCCTCTATCACTTTGGGATAACTGTAATCCGTGTCCCGTAGAAACCCCGTCATTTCGAAGTTAGCAGCGGTTCCGGAGTGGGTTATGTACGTACCAGTCTCTGTAGTTTCTCCGGTTCCGAAAGGCCCGGCAGTGTACTCGGTATCATCGACAGGATAGCCCGTGGCGGTAACCCCTTCACCCAATCTCATAGGAACAACTATCAAGTCCCCGTTACCCCTTGTGCCCTGAACTTCAATTTCATTTTGCTTAGGAATAACCCTGGTAATTGTATAAGCTACTGTTGGGGTTGAGGCTGATGCCAGAGTTGAAAATGGCCGAGCGTTACCAACAGTAATTGTGGTGTTGTAGTTAATTGACCCCCCGGATTGGTTGTATTCCATTACAAACATGTCATACTGATTACTGGCGCTGAGTCCCGTTATATCGGCTGTCGTACCAGTGGTAGTGGTAAGAACGTAAAGCCCTGTCCCTATCTCATCACCATCACCGTAGTTTAAATCACCAGTATATTCAACATTATCTTGCGGAAGGTCGCTGATTTGCCCCTGCCTTATTAAAAGGATAGAGAATGCCCCATCACCTCGTGTCCATGTGGCAGTTGCTGTTGTTGTTGTTATGTTTGTTACCGTTAAATCTGATGCCTGACCAACTGGCTCATCTGGACTTTCGATAACCGAAACCGTAGTGGAAAGCACTATCCACCGGCTTGTGCTGGCGTTATACCTTAGATTCATCACCCCTCCCTGACCTAAAATAACTAACCCATTTCCTGAAGTACTTATCCTGTTGGCTGCGCTTGACCCCGTGTCCTCATGGGTAAATGTTATCGCATTTGAACTGGTATTTATAATGCTTATCTCAGCGCCAGCGCCCATAGCGATAATGCCCGTGACGGTTACAGGTACCGATGCCGATAGGTTATAGAACCTGTACCCCGGATCTAACGCGTAATCATCCTGGTCTGTGCTTAGACTCGATGCCGTGAACTCACCCGTAAGCCTTATTGAGCGTCCGACTATTGGGTTCTGCGCCAGAGAGCCAACGGAGAGAGCCAGAAATAAAATGATAAGTAGATGTTTCATAGTATATTGAAAAATGTTCCGTCACAGTGTAATCTATACGATTCTCCCTGCCCGATAATCAGAGATGCCTGAGCCGCGCCGCCATAAATCTGAGATCCTGAATTGCTATTCAGTGTTATGTCCGCACTTCCCCTGCTTTTTATCTCTATGTCGAGATTGGCGACAGGTGCTGGGAGCGTCCATGTTGATGCGATACTTCCGGTAAAAACATATAATCTACTCGTTGCATCTAAAGTTTTAGATGTAGCGGTTATGCCATACTCACTGGTCCCGCTTCTGGAAAGAACATGCGATGCAATCTGATCAGGATCTGTAGCATAATTACCAATCCCGGGCTCCTGCAACCCTAAAGCTATTTTCATCCCACCAGTTAACGTGGGAACCTTAGTCATTGCGGATACTTTCTGATTAGCCATTAGGGTGAAGTTTCAGGACACAAGACGAATTGAAATGTATTCTCGAACCAAAACAGGTTCCAGCACAATAGTTTTTCGTACTGGATATGTATTTCTTCTTCACGCGCTACTTTCTCCCTGTCTACTTCCATTGTTCCGGGGATTATTTCTAACTTCTCGTATCCGGTTTTATCCAGGTCTTTAGGGAAGACATCAGCGAATTCATATTTGAATTCCTCACCAAGTGCTATTTTGTAGCCTACGATAGTTCGTAGTCTCACCTGAAATTCGACTGGTATATCCATCCCGAAAGCCAATTCCTCGTTCTCTATCTGGCTGACAGACATTTCCCGATGCCATACCAAACAGTCATAATCGTCATGCAGGCAAACTTTTTCCCTACCATTAACAGTAACCGGAAACCTGTCTTTGGATTTGGTAGTGAGTTCTGCTAGTCCATAGAAAAGGAAGTCAGGGTAAAGCCCCTGATAATACACGTCGATTGCTTCAGTGAAACTTTTCATATCGCCTTCGCTATTTCAGCCTCAAGAGTTGCCGTCAAAATATCCAGTTCCTTCTCGGTGTGGTCGAAAATCTGCTTATCGTACTTGTCCTGAAGCCAAACCGACTTATCGTAATTCTCCGTGTTCTGGAACCCTAACCCGAACTCATTTCCGGCCTGTCTTATGCCGTAGTCCGACACCATTTGATCGGTGTTTCTCAGAATCACAAACCCCGGATTCTTACCTACTGCGGACTTGTATTCAGCATACCCTCCCGGGAAATAAGTCTGACCCGTATTTCGCGCCTGCTTTGACTTCGAAATAGAAATCGGATTCTTGGAATACGTTCCTATTTTAGCTCCATCAGCGTCTAACCCTTGTTCAAAGATTCTGGGTTTATGCACAGCCAATACAGTGCTTATCGCTATCCTCATAGTCCTCTCAGACCGTATAGCGGAGTTAATTTTATCGACCAGTATTTTCAGTTCATCGGCCACAGCCCTTGCACCCTTTTGGTTTTCTTGGTTTCTTCATGGCAGTATTGTTTTGTGTGTTACTGAATTTTTGCAGTTGAAACAGAATGGATCTTCATAGATATTTCCTTCCACCGAATTCCCTAACTTATCCATATAGGTGTTGGTGTAGAACTCAGTAAGTTCTAATGCCCGTTCCGAAGTCATGGCGGTAAAGCAGTTCACAGTGTTTCCGAACCTGCGGTCAACTAATATTTCGTTGCCTATCTTCCACAGAAAAGCCTGCTTGAAAAGATTTATGTTTTCACAGACAAACTTTTCAATCGAGCAATAGACAACGTATTTGACATTGAGTCCGCCCCCGTTAATCTGACGCACTCCCCCTATTCCGAATCGGCAGGGGAAAGTGCAATCGAACTTGTCGAAATGGAGATAATTGGAAGGGTAGTATTTGTTCTCTGTCTTTCTAAGAGAATAAGCGCCGGGATCGTAGGCAATGAAAAGGGAACTTACCTCGAAGTCAGTGTCAATGTTTACTGTGTTCCGCCCTTCTTCAAGTTCCGCTGAAGCGGTGTGTAAAAGCTCTCCATCAGAATCTTCTTCATAGAAATTCAGTTCAAAATCAGGGCTTTCATATTCGGATTCTGAAAATACCCCAACAGAGATAACGTGAAGTCGTGCGTATTTTGGAAGGTCAAATTCTACCCTGACACCAGCTAAGGAATCCCCGGTATTGAAAGAGGTTTGAAACTCGCTTGTCTCCCTTGCTACTAGCTTGGAATCGACAAAGAACCGGTCATTTAATTTGGCCGCTACATCGGAAACAAGGTTATCCCATGCCCTCTTATAGATGGATTCCCAGAATGCCAGGTAGTCCGCCTGATCAGAGGTGGTGAGATCCTCCAATAGATTTACCTCAACTCCCGGCAAGCTGGTCACATATAAACCGGACCTGCTGGGAGTAGAGGACTCTATCCCGATATAGTTGTCATAGCAGGGCACACGTTAGGAACCTTTTGTAATGTTGTATCCAAACGTTGCCAGCATACCATCCAGATCATCATCGCAGTCGGGCGATACATCAGGGGAAGTATCTTCACCGGAAGCAGCGAAGGAATCATTTTGGAATATGTTGAAAGCGCCCCACATGATGGAGTAGAATGATTTCCATTTCTTTTCACAGTGGTCGAAATAGAAATCAAAGTTCCAGTCTATCGGGTAACCCATAGGATCAGGGACAACAATATGAAAAGCATCCGAAGCGTTCGATCCCTCAACGGCTGCAATGTTCCTGTTTTCATTCCAGTACAGGAAGTGGTGAACACCAAAGGCTGTAAGGATTACTTTGTTGTCACCGAGAACCTGGTTACCCGCTTGATCCTTGTACCACCGCGCGTCACCGTTGATATTTGCCTCTCCGAAAGGAGTAGTGGAATTGCAACAGGACATATTGTGTAGCATGGCGAATTGCTCAAAGTTACCCTGACCGATAACGGCTGGAACACCTACCAATTGGTTATTCTGGTAATCCAGGATCATGTCGGTGAAATTACCCGGCTGCGGTGTAGGCTGACCGTTGATAGTGAACAGAAGCTGTACGTTCTTGTAGGTACCAGCCAATGTAGTCGATCCATCAAACTCGTAGTTGATTCCGATCTCACCATCCAGGTACGCAAGGATTCTTTCCGAAAGAAGTTCACGGGCAGCACGCAAGTCGTTAAATCCACGGGTGCGCATGAAGGTTTCAGTGTCATTACAAAGTGCGGCCATGTCGGCGGCGGTGTATTCCCTTACCGGAGTGGAAAGACAGTTACCAATGGTAACGTCCATTTCCTGACGTACTGGGGTGGTGCCGGTGTCACAAACATTGGCGTCGCAATCCTGTGAAATCTGACAAGGTTTTGTCCGCTGATCGTAGTAGATATGAAGTTTAGCGGCCTTTCTTCCGCCCTGAGACGAGATAAGACGTCCGCTTTCCACTTCCACCCCGGCATTTTCCGGGGACGTTATGAAATCCAATCCGCCGGTTTTGCGCTGCATGTTAAAGGCATAATTCTGCCCTGCTAGTGTGGAGGCCTCCGCAATTATACGTTCGCAGGCACCCACAACATTATATCTGGGTTGTACCATTAAAAGAAAAATTGAAATGTTCGACTTTGATTTTTAACCAACCGTATTACGAACGCCTGCCCGGAATGCCGGGTTAGGCTTTGTAACAGGTGCGGTGAATGTCCCTGGTGCTGGTGTTTCCGTGCCGTTGGACTTTTTCAAAAATGGCTCGTAAACCTTGTCAAGTAGGGACTTTATCGTAACAGGAGTGTTACCGTCGAATCTCGGAGAACCGTCATCGTTTAAAATGCTGATGTCGGCCTTCCCTTCTTTATCGGCTAGCTGAAGTTTGTGTGAAGACCTCAGATCGCCCAACATTGCTCTTTGAATCTGCTCACGGGTTTTCTCGTAAGCCTCAGCAAAGGTATATTTTGAACTCAACTTTTCCAACTCAGTGTCAAGCCGGTAGTCGTGCAGCTTCTTTTCAAACCCTTTTGTCACATCTCCGACATTTGTTTTATGCTCCGATTCAAGGGTTTCGAATTTCTTTGTAAGATCGGTTATGATGTTGTCCTTCTCGGAAAGTTTCTTTTTGAATTCGTCGGCGTTCTCTACGCCTTTAGACGCTTTCTGAAGCACGGACGGGATTTCCTTTGTCAGTCCTGCTATTTTCTTGTACGTGTCTGCCTCTCTGGCGATCTCATGGGAATTGTCGTATCCGAGTAAGGGAAGGATTTTTGCGATCTCGCTATCCACCGGGTCCAGGATGTCAGCGCGTAACCGTCTCTTGACTTCCTTGTCGGCAATAGCCCGCTCGAATGTCATAAACTTCTGTTCGAAGGCACCGAAAGCGGTATCCGGAAAATCCACATCAGGAACCGCCTCGACGAACTTTACAAAATCCTCGTTGTCGATCTTGCCCGAATCCTTAACCTTCGAAAAAAAGTCTTTGAGTTTCATGTGGTTTTAGGCTTTGGTTTTGGTCCGGGCTTTTTACGGGGTGGTTTTTCAGGATTATCGAGTACTACTTTCACGGCCTCGTTAGGGATGGCTGGCCCGTACTCGATCACTGTAGCCCCGCCAGGGTTGGATTTATCGAAGACCTCAGCCTCCACAGGAGCGGCAGCCTTTACCTCTTTTTTTTTCTGTGGCGGGTTACTTACCTCTCCGTTAAGTAATTCATATCGGGATTGCTGTAATTGGTAGGCTCTTTTGGTGATGGAGCGGGTGATCCCCCGTCTTTTGTCTTTAACAGTCACGTATAATGACTCTGCCATAATTGGATAATCGCGTAAACGAATATACAATTATAAAATAATAATTCGAATTAATTACAAATCTGGATTGATAATTGTATAAAATGGCCTAAATAAGCACGATTATGAAGTATTTAATTCCATTGTTATTTGTGATTATCGCGGCCTGTGGACCGGAGATAGAGGGACAACCAAATAAATTAGGTTGCCTTACTGGAATAAGAACACCAGGGGTAGACTCTTTGGGCAACCAATTACCACGGGAATTAATTAAATGCACCTACAGCGACGATGCTTTCAAGGGTGTGAACTGGATGGAAGACGGCTGGATGGACTATAATTTCACCCCGGTTGATTCGTGCGAACAGTGCCAGTAATCCTATCCAAATCCGCTTTCGGGACAATAACATCAGAAACAGGAATCAACTGATGGACGCAATTATAGCCACCACAAAGCCAGAATATTGAACTTTCAGTTGTGTAACGGTTCTTACCCTGCCATTCCAGCGAAGCCCACGCCCGAATTTCATCCTCATGGTAGAACCTTCCGGCCCTTTCAATACAAAATTCCCGGGAGTCATCAATTAATCCTCCGGAATAGCTGTACCATTTCAGCCCTAAATCTGCGGTGACGCTCTGCTGATAGGCACGGGAATAGTTAAATAGCGCGTCCCTCAGAATTCCCCGGGAATAGCTTATCAACCTCCCATCAAGGCCATCACCACCTTTCACGAAGGCTCTGACTTGATCCAGCATCCCCGAAAATGATCCACCGGAATTAATATTCTGATTCAGGATCTCATTCAAAGGTGCCTTCACCTGGGCTACGAATCCATCCCTCAGGATCTGCGTGTTGACCGTTTCAATTGCTTGCTTTTGTAGGGACTTAATGAAATTCCTGTTGGGCTGAAACGTTTCTTTTATGACTTCAAAATACTGCTGATTCAATCTGTTGATTCTGGGGATCGCTGAAAGATGGGATTCTAACGCGTTATGGAATGATGGTGAAAGGGCGAAAGTAGTGAATACAGCTTGAGCCTGAAGCAGTAGTTTCCGGTTACTGGCGTTCTGCTTTATCAGCCCTTCACTTGTTACCTCGACTTTCTTCAGGATCAGGAGAAGGGACTCGTATAGTTCATCCTGAAGGGCAATGATGTTACGGGCATACCTGCTGTTAGTCGATATGATGATCCTTTCAATTTGTTCGGCCAGGTTCTGCGGGC